TATACCTGTTGGAAGATGATATTGAGTTATTGAGTTTTCCAAGTTTTTTAGCTTTGGCCGGTGGTGTACTTGTTGGCGCCACTAAAAGGATAACCACGTTCTACGATTCATCAGGTTCTGTTATTCAAACCGACGAAACAATATTAACGAGTCGGCCTGACTTAACAGGGACAGCCTATTGGAATATCAATATCAATCCTTTTTTTATCGAAGAAACTGCATACGTTAAGGTAAAAATTCAATATGACGATGGAGAATCTGCTGAATATTTTAGCGAAGAGATAACCATCTACCGAGCACAATGCAACCCAAAGCAAGGAAGATACCGTTTAAGATGGGCTAACAACGAAGATGGGGATGAATACCAAAACTTTACTTTAGCGACTGATAAGATTGTTCAAGTTCAAAAAGGCAAAAGGATTCTTTCTGATGGAATAGACTACGCAGCTACAACCTTTGCAGATTTGACGAATATCAATAGGCCAAACATTCGAGAGGTAGGAAACAAGACAACTAATCTAAGACGACTAAGAACTGACTATTTAAGGCAGGAAGAGTTAGACGCATTAGAAACTCTTTACAAGTCAGAGGCGGTTATAATGTTTGACCATGATAACAATATTCTACCTGTAATAGTTCGAGACACAAACTTCACAATTACAGACGTAAGAAACGAATTAGTGAAGATTGAAGTATTGGTTGAAATAGCAAACATAGAAAGATGACAGTTAGCTTAAGATTAAACATAGGTTCAGAGGTTGCAATAGTTCGGGTGTATGACAACACCTCTTTGCAAATATCAAAGTTCCTTACATCAGTTGACAATCTAAGCAAGTCGGGAACTATAACCGAAGAAAGATTTAGGGTTTACATAACCGACGAATTGATTGAATTGATTGGAGACTTAACCAACCCTTCACAAGATATAGCGATTGACATAAACAAAAGCGTACCGGGTGAAATATTGGTAGATGGTTTTCCAAGATTCAAAGGTTCGTTCTTTATCTTAGAAGCATTTGTTGATCCTGTAAGCAACCTTAAAGAAATGGAGTTGTTATTCCAAGGCGGTGAAACAAACGTTAAGGCTGAATTAACAGCGATTAGTATGGCAGAGTTGTTTGAGGGAGAAACGATAGATTATACTTTTTTGGAAATTAAAGAATACCTTGACAATCCATTACCATACGTTCTTAATAATGGTTACTTCTTCCCGCTAATCGACATCGGTCAAAGATGGTCAGGGATTACACCTCTAGCAACAGGTAGAACAGACTTTACTAGATTAGGACAAGCGGACTTTAGTGTTTGTGTAACTATTAAAAAGTGCTTAGAGTTAATGCCTATTCAAATAACAATTGATATTGATTTAGAATTTTTAGGGTCGGGAGGAATACTTTTAAGAAACGACAAAAAAGAGTTACTTACTTTAAATACTTCGCCTAAAAATTATACAGGAATTGCAACTACAACTCCTGACTATACAACAGTAAAGTCTACAACAGGAACAGAGTTTAGAGCTTTGAGGCTTGATGCGAAGAGTTTATACAATCCTGCACAAGACAACTTCAATTTAGCATTCAATTTTTATGAAGTGCCATTTACAGGTGATTATACTTTTAGGTTAGTTGGTGATTATAGCATAACCAACAATCAAGCATTTGGAGATTCAGATTCTTTTTACTTTAAGTTGATAGACGATACTACGCTAGCAACAATTCAAATACTAGGAAATTCTTACCCGGGAATTTCTGCGGGAATAACAGGTGATTATTCTATCGATGTTACTTTTAACGCTCGACTAAATAAAGGGCAAAATATAGCAGTTCAATTCTATATGTGGGGAACAACAGGAGACCGAGTTGTAATTAAAGATGGTTTTCAATTTATAGTTGTTGAGACTCCTGCTCTATCAACAGACAGCCAATTATTGGTTGATAAAAATTGCCCTAATTTATCTGCATGGGATATATTGACTCATTTATTAATTCAATGTAATGGGGTTTTAGAATCAAAATCAGACGGAACTTATAACATTATACCTTGGACTAAGTGGATTGATCAAGGAACAACAAGCTACTTCATCGAGAATATACTTGATGCTAATACAACTGTAAGTATGCAGCCTTATTCTTTAGAGGGTGCAAAAACTATTGAGTTAGGTTATAAGAAAGGAAAAGATTATTACAGTATAGCATACCAAGAACAACAGGAAGGAGTGTATGGCGATCTAATTATACAAGATACAGGAACAAGTTTCACGAAAAATAAAATAACCTTAAGAAGCCCATTAGGCAATTTCCCATCCGCATACGTAGAAGGTACGAGTACAGTAATTCAATTTCTATACGATAAGGACTTTAAGCTAATAAGTCCTGAACCAAAGTACATCCAATTTAATGCGCTACGATTTACTCCAATGATATTTCTATTAGAGGATTCAACAGGAATAAATACAAACCTCTATAATTATAGGCAAATACCATTCTTAGGAAATTGGAGCAATCAATCGGGAGGTTTTACAAATGAAAGGGATTATAACTTTGGGCAATCTTTAAACTTTTGGAGTGCGACAGGTTATCCAAATAACACCCTTTATGAGTTGTATTGGAGAAGGTACATAGAGAACACCTACACAAGAGACAGTAGAATTTTAAAGTGTAGTATAAGACTAACACAAAACGAATTTGACAACTTGCAATTCAACGAGAAATTCTATTATAAAGGTTCATTGTTTAGGCTTATCGAAATTTCAGGTTATGAGATGACCGAAAAGAACACAGTCAACGCTACCTTTATGAAATTATTTGATATTCCCAACATAGACAAAGCACCGTTTTATCCTTACAACGTGATCGGTGCAGTAGTTCAATGGAAAGATAGCAGCGACAACACAGACTTAGGAGATGCAAGCGGTGAAGCTCCTGCCGATGTAGAAGCGAGTGCCAACGCTTATGGATTCTTTTACGATTCAAATCAAAATATAGCAACCCAAATAGGACAAATACTTCAAACATAATGGAACAGATAAGAATTGAAGCAATAGCAGACACAAAAAAAGCTCAAGAGAATGTCGATAATCTTAGCGAAGAAGTAAAAGAAACCAATAAGGAAGGTCAAAGCCTAACTGAAACGCTCGACAACTTAACAGGCGGTGCAATTACGGGTTTCAAAAAGATGGTTTCAGGCGTTAAGCGTGGAATTGGTGCAATGAAAACTTTGAAGGGTGCAATTATTGCAACGGGAATCGGTGCGCTTGTGGTTGCCGTTGGAACTCTTTATACTTGGTTTACTAAGAATCAACAAGGAGCAGACAAACTCAATCAAATCTTTGCAACGGTTGGAGCAACTATTGACGTTTTAATTGATAGGATAGGAACGTTTGGAAGTGGACTTTGGGAAATACTCAACGGCAATTTTAGCGCAGGATTAGATATTCTTAAAGGTAGCTTTGCAGGAGTTGGAGATGAAATATTAAGAGAATCACAAGCCGCATTGGAACTAGAAAAGGCTTTCCAAAGATTAGAGAAAAGAAAGATTGACTTTATTGTTACTCAGGCAAAGTTAAACCAACAGATTAAAGAAGAACAACTACTTTCTGAAAGTGGTGAAACGATGGAGATAAGAGCGGCAGCCTTACAAAAAGCCATTGACTTGACCAAACAGTTATCGGATGAAAGAATAGCGGTTGCAAGAGAAGAACTGAGAATAAAAGCAGAGCAAAACGCATTAGGTGAATCTACAAATGATGACATAAGAGAAGAGAAACAACTAGAAGCAGAGCTGTTTAATATTGTAGCCCAAAGAGATTCTATGCTTAAGGAAATGGCAGCTAGGCAAAGAAGTATGCTACAAGCCAAAAAAGAAGAAGTAGGACTTGAAAGAGGTGGTGGAATGGAAAAGATGGAAAAGATGGATCCTTTAGGCTTTGTAAAAATTGAGGCGAAAGATGATCCTGACGTTAAACTAAACGAGCAAGTAAACGACTTGAAGGCAAAACAAAATGAAGCATTTAGACTAGAACAAGAAGCAGCGGATAAAGCCGCAGCAGAAGCAAAAGAAGAATTAGATAAATTAAAAGTTCAAGCTAACATAGCAACAATTGCTACGGGATTGGCAGTAGTTCAAGGATTATTTGAACAAGGTACAAACGGAGCAAAGTTCGCAGCAGCAGCACAAGCAACGTTCGATACTTACGCAGCAATAGCAGGTCAATTATCTTCAACTGCTAGAACTCCTGCGGGTGCAGTTCCGGGCTTTGCAATAGCCCAAGCAATAGCAACAGGAGCTTTCGGATTACTTCAAGTTAAGAAAATACTAAGCACAAACACAAAAAGACCATCAACCCCAACAATAAGCACAGGAGGTGGAACAGGTGGTGTATCAATACCAAGACAAGGTGAGCAAGATAACAGAGCGCCTAACTTTGAGTCATTGAACTTCGGAGTAGGTGGACAACAAGGTGCGGGATTTGGAAGCATTAGAGCTGTCGTGATTAACTCACAATTTAAGAACCAACAGAAAGTTGATGCAAGGGTTCAGGATTTGTTGACTAACGGTTAGCCTAAAGGAGTACGCACTTTATTTGTGTGTTGTGGGTGATGCTATTTTAGTTCATCACACCATACCCAACAGTCATCTTTTAGTTTGTAACCTTGTAAGTCATACCATCCTAATCCATCTTTATATTCTGCGAGTACTTTAAACCCGTCTTCGTGAGTTAATTCAAACATATCATTGTCCATTATAGAAACGTATATTTAGGCTGTATTTATCGTCAAATACTATTAAGCTGTTATCCTAATGCCGTTACATTTAAAACGGACAAGCTCACCTAAATACACATTTCGTGTTATCCTAAATATTTCTAATCATTGTTACTGCAAACGCTTAATAAGCCAACGCTATTATCTGAGCATTTACCCATTCGGAGTATGTTTTTGGGTTTTCTCTATTATTCAAATACTCTACGTATGCTTTTTTACATTCCGAAGTCCAATTTTCAAAACTCATATTTCCATATGCTTGTCTTGAATGCATGTAAAGTGCTTGTAAATCTTCTAAATCAATTTGAAAGTTTATATTCTTCATCTTAAATATCTCTAATCATTGTTACTGCAAACGTTTCTTCCCACCATTTATCTCGATGTTCCAACTTGGGCTTTATATCAACAATAAAAAGCCTTTTACTGCCAATCATATTTGTTAGTTCCCTGCCCTTTAATTCACTATTAAAAAAGTGTTGCAAAAAAAGTTCAATTACACCCCTACCTAATTTATGGTCAAAGTTTACGAAAACTAGTTCTACGTTAAAAAATTTCTGTGTGTTCATGATATTATGTTTTAAAATTACACTACAAATATACACATATATTTTATATATATAATAATTATATAAAGAAATTTTAAAAATATTTTCCCACCGATAAAAATGAAAGCATATATTATTAAATACTACATTCATCCCTCATAAAACCAATCCAAAACTTTCTGAGCATCAAAGATAACTCCAACACCTTTCTTCTTGATACATGGCATCCCTTGACGTCTGTACTTATCTACTGTTCTAACTGAACAGTTAAGCATTTCGGCAACCTCTTCTTTTCTTAAAAGTCCTGTCTGTACGAAATAACTTTGCGGCTTTCTCATATTTTACTATTTATTGACAAATATATTCATAAAATACTTACGGTCAAAATTTATTCTTTAATATGTTTAATTTTGAATACATGAAGGTTTACGAACTCACTAAAAAGGATTGGCTAGAGACATCTGTTTTCAGGATTGCATTAGTCGAAAACCCTGCTATTGAGGAGAACTTCATATACCTAAGCAAAGACAAGCCGGTCTTTCTTTCCGTTAACGAAGAGAAACGAATGATATATTCACCTGTTCTAATTCCTGACAAGGAGATAGCAAGAATGGGCGACGATGGAGAGCCTTACAATATTGTATTCAGAGCAAACACTATCCAAGAAATTGCTCAAGATTATATGAGTAAAAAAACAACTCTAAGCGAATGGAACTTAGAACACGATCCAAACATTCCACTTAAAGGAGTTACGGTTGTAGAAAATTGGATTATCAAAGATAAGAACAACGGCGACCATATTGCTTTGGGATTTAAAGGACTACCCAAAGGTACTTGGATGCAAGGCGTAAAAATAACCGATGACAACGTTTGGAAATTAGTCAAAGAAGGAAAAGTAAAAGGCGTATCGATAGAAGCCGACATGAATCACGTATTAATTAATCAAAAACAAATAGAAATGAGTGAAACTAACAAGAGGTTAGACAGCATTATGACTATGCTAAAAAAAGCGCTTCCCTCAAAAGAAGTAAAGTTGGCCTCTGTGGAGGTTGGCGAAGGACAAATGGTTTACGCTGAATCTTTCGAGGAAGGTAGCCGAGTATTTACAGACGAAGCAATGACCGTCCCTTTCGATGGTTCTTTTGAAAAAGATGGTATGACTTACACCGTTGAGGGTGGTGTTGTAGTATCTACTTCTGAAATGGAAGAAATGAAAAAGGACAAAGAAGAACTTGAAAAAACAGTTGAGTCTTTAACTGACATTGCAGAAAATCAAGCGGAAGCAACTAACCAATTAGGAAAAGAGCTAGAAGAATCAGCTAAAAAAATTGAAGAGTTAACCAACACTATTCAAGAGTTAAGCAAGGTAATGGAATCTCACAAGGTTTTACTTGCTAAAGTATCAAAGGCTGAACCAAAAAGCGCAATTCAATTAGGTGCTGAAGCTATCCAACCACCATCAAAATTCACAGAATTAATCAATAAAGCAAATTTAAAATAAAAGAAAATGGCATCAACTAATACAGTAACCCAAACGTCTGATAAAGTAGCAGGCTCGATAGACATTATGTCTAACACCATCCTAGAAACGGATGTATTTAATAAATTTACAGTAGTACCTGCTGTAAGAGATAAATTTAGAATGTGGAATGGAGACGTTTCTGATTCTATGATTCAAGATTATTCTGATAGTCCAACTGAAACAGGAACTACTACTTTAACGGATCAAGAGTTTACAATTGCTAAGAAATCAATTTTTCATGGCGTACCTTATGATTTGTTTAAAGACACAGAATTTAATGTTTCAATTGCAGATATGAAATCACAAGGTTTGCCTGAGCCATTTGTTAATATGGTAGCAGACTTAGTGGGAAAAAAAGCAGGTAAATTTGCAGCTCAAGATATTTACAACGGTGAAGGCGGTTTAACAGGCGACCCAACAGGCGGAGTAGATGGATTAGCAAAACTTATTAAAGATAAGTTAACTGCTGCATCTTTAACTAATAGAATCGTAACAAGTGCTACACTTGACCCAACAGACCCAACAGATATTAAGTCAGCTTTAGATGCAATGAAAGCTGAGTTTTCTGTTGATATGATTGAAATGAAAGATGAGTTTGTAATCTTACAAAACGGAGTTGTTAACGATGCTTGGTATGAGTACCTTTCAGGACAAGCTGCTTCTAACATTCCGCAATCAAGTTCTTTAAAATATCAAAATTACAACATTGAGGTAGCTAAAGGATTGTCAAGTAGAAGAATCATCATGTGTAAGAAAGAGAATATTAATGTTTCTCTAGCTGTTTCAGGTGATTTATTAAGCCTTGATGTAGTTGATCAATATGTTTTAGGACAAGGAAACAAAGCAAGAGCTGTTGGAAATTACGGTTATGGAGTTGGAATTGCAACTACTGACTTTGTGATTTTTGAGTTTACAGCATAATAATACGGGGAATGATTAAGTTCATTCCCCTTCATTTAAAAACTAGAACAAATGTGTGAATTAACACTATCAGCATTTAAGCGACCTTGTGCAACTCCTTCGGGAATTACATCGGTAATTATATCAGATGTATTTGCTAATGATGAAGCGGGTTTGTCTTTTACAGTTGCAGACGGCGCAGCTTCTATTGTTGGAACAGGTGGAACAGCCTACCGTATTAATCAAGATGACTTTGTTGCTACTTTAACTCAGCCAATAACAGCAGATAGAACTTCTAATTCATTTATGTATGAGTTAACTTTAGAGATGAAATTAGATGGAACTTCTGCCTCAATCAATACCCTAGTATCAGAAATGGTTAGAGGGCGTGTAGTTGCTTTTGCTGTTTATACTAATGGAGATATAAAAGCTATTGGAATTGAAAGAGGTGCTAGTGTAACTGGTGGAGATGCAGGAGCTTCAGGAACAGGAATGGGAGATGCTAAAGGAGCAACAATTACATTAACAGAATCTTCTACAATACCTGCACCTAACATTGCAATTGATGCAATTACAACAGCTTTTACAATTACAGAACCTGCTTAAATTTAAGACATGAAAATAGGAACTAGAATTGAAATAGATTACAAAGGCGAGATTCATAAGTTATTAGTAACTGAGAAAACTACCAAAACTGAAATTGATAATTTTTATAAAGGATTAGAGAAGAAGGTAGAGCCAAAAAAGAAACAAAGCAATAAGGCTAAGTAATGGCTTTGAGGTTAGGAAATTATTATTTTAAAGGGTTGAAGGTGGAAGTAACATCTTCAACCACTTTAGAACAGATCAAGTGGGTGTTTTCAATTGCGCCCGAATTAGAAAAGGTAATTAACTTGGATTATGATAACAATACAGAGGTCGACAACGACAGTAATAGTAAGATTGAACCAAGAAAACCTATCAAGCGAAGTAGTAAATCTTAGCTTTCAAAGTCCAAGTAGAGAAACTTTAGACTTTACTAAAACACTTACTACAATTCAAGAAGGGCTTTATAGCTTTACGCTTTCAGAGCAGGAGGTGTTAGAGTTCGTTGATGACACCTACGACTACATAATAAGCCAAGATAGTACAATTTTAAAAACGGGTAACGTTAGAGTTGAACCGTTAGGTGCTTCTACCTTGGTATTTGATTACACATTAGACTTTACTCTGTCATGATAGATAAGATACAACTTTCAAGGTATAATACCAAATCAATTCAAGGGCAAAGGAGACTAAGCACTTACTATCCTAATGCACAAGATAACCTATTAAGCAACTATCTCAATTCGTTATACAATAACAGCCCTACTCACCAATGTATTATTGATGACATAGCGCAACAAGTTACAGGATTAGGGTTAACAACTGATGACAAAGAAAAGGCTGCAAAGTTGAATGAGTTATTGGATAAGAAAAAGGTGCTTAACATTGTTAAGACATACCTAATTCAAGAAGCTGTTAATATTCAGATTAAGCGAAACCCGTTAAAGGATATAATTAAGTTAGACAATATCAACCCTGCTCAATTTAGAGTGGTTGAAATGACTGACGGAGTTCCAACGAGGTTGTCTTATAGAGCGGATTGGAATCCTAATAGTTCATTATACAATTCAAGGAACGCATACTTTAACACCTACAACAATGAGGATGAAATAAGTATTCTGTATTATTACGATTCAGGAACTTACTTTACGCCTTACGGTAGACCAAGTTACTTATCGGCAGCAGATGCTATCGAATTGGAGATTGCTATTTACATGATGCACAACCACGGAGCGCAGAATGGTATGTTTCCGAGTATGGTTATTAGCAAGGAGACTAGCGGCAATGATGATACGGATAGAGAGGATTCAGAAAGAACGCAAAGCCAAACAGCAGGAGCAGCAAATGCAGGAAAAATAATAACTACTTACTACCCTAAAGGCGGCAATGCTCCAACCTTCTCAACGCCTAACTTAACAGGACTTGATAAGATTTATTCAGAACAGTATTTAAGTGCTGAAATAGGAATCTTAAAGGCGTGGAGAATACCATCGGCAAACCTAATTAGTGGGTTAAATTCTAAGAGTTCAGGATTCACTTCTGAAACGCAAGAACTAGAATACGCTAAGAATGAGCTAAAGGAAAAAATCATAACTCCAAACAGAGAATCAATATTAGACATTCTTGATCCAATCTTTAAGGAATTGGAAATGGAAGATGTTTACTTTAAAGAAGTAGAAGAGGAAATAACTACTACGGTTGATAATGTTGTAGGTATTGATTCAGCGGCAGGAGCAGATAAAGTAAATGCACCTAACGCACCAATTACGGAAGAAGATTTAAGAACGGTTAACGAATCGGTAAAAAATCTTACAGGACGTCAAATGCAAGGCATTGAAAGGATTGTTAGAAAGTACGACCAAGGCAAGTTAACAGAAGCCCAGGCTAAGTTAATGCTGCAAAGCGGATACGGGTTTAGTGAGGCAGAAGCGTTAGTATGGTTGCAGACAGAAGAGGAGTTGAGTAAGTTAAAACTAAGTTCTGACTTCGACGATGACAATATGCTAGAAGCGTTGGCCGAAGGTGAGGTAATCGACTTAGAAGAATGGGAATTAGTAGACGTAAGAGAAGCTAACAACGAGGACTGCGAAGAGTGGGCCAATAGATTAATCAAGCCTAAATTAACAAGGTTAGAATCTATTAAAATTAAGTTAGCAGGATTTGTAAAGTCTGCACCTAACAAAAAGAGCGCACTAGTTAAAGATATTTATAAAGTTCGGTATAGTTATGCAGAAGTAGCAGGAACTAACAGAGCAAAGTCTAGAAAGTTTTGCAAGAACATGATGAGTAGAACTGATAGAGGTGTAGTCTATCGGAAAGAAGATATTGATGAAGCTAGTTTTAGAGGTGTGAATAATAAGTTTGGCCATAAGGGAATGAATTACTCTTTATGGCTTTACGCAGGAGGTAAATATTGCCACCACTATTGGAAAGAAAACCTTTATAGATTAAAGACTAAGACAGACGGAACTCCTTATAAAGATAAAGCATTGTCAAGTAGTGAAGAGGTAGAAAAAATTCAAGGCTATAACCCAAATCCTAACGGTTGGGATAAAGCTCAAACAGCACCAATAAATAGACCGGGTAGAGGTGAATATAGATAATATCTAAAAGATGGAAAATTTAATTATAGGAATAGACAGGTTTAAATTCTTTACCGGAGTATCACAATCATTCGATGCCAAGTACATTGAGCCATTAATTATTCAAGCTACTGACTTAGCAGCGCAAAACGTACTAGGAACTGCATTAATGGTTAAGTTAAGAACTGACTATAACGAAGGAACTTTAACGGGTGTTTATCAAGAGCTTTACAATTCAGATAAAGCAAGCGTTGAAAAAATGGTAATTTACCAAGCCTTAATTTTGGGATTGCCTAGAATGCTGTATAAAATAGGAGCTGAAACAATTAGCACAGGCGATACTGACGAGGTTAGTTCTATTGGAACGGATGAACTATCGCTGCTTCAAAGACAGGCATCAGCAAGTAAAGCCTTTTACGAAAATCAAGTAATTGATTACCTAAGAAACAATAAAGAAAGTTTCCCTGAATTGGAAAACAATGAGCCTGACTACTTAAAGGCAAATT